TTATCGCACCTCATCGCGGGCGTAGTTCAATGGTAGAACGAGAGCTTCCCAAGCTCTATACGAGGGTTCGATTCCCTTCGCCCGCTCCAGAATCCTCTCCAGACTTTTTATCTGTAACTCACTTTTAACTAAGCGATCTTTGCACGCCTCACACGTCATTATTAACCTCTGATGTAACCTACTGATAAAGTTACCACTACTGACAATGTTTCAGTCGATATCAACTCGTCTTACAGGAAAGGAGCGAGCGCCCCTTGATTCATGCATTCAGTAAAATTAAAGGTCGACTAAAGCGCTGACGTTTTTCCTGCGCTCTGCCGGTAAGCGCCCCGCTGGATCGCCCGGCTTTACGCTGTGTTCCGGCAGACAGTGGTTCATTATGCGTTTCCCGCAGGGCGGGCAGGCGGGTGGCTTTGTCTACACGGTTTTCTGGCTGTCGCGCTGTGTTATGCACCAGTGACGGCGGTATCTCACCGAAAATCTCATCCATTATCTTCTCAATCTTTTCTCTTTCCTGCGCTGCCATGCGGCGTCGCTGGTGTCTGCGTGCCCGTGCGTTATCGGCGTTTACGCTTGCGCCAAAGTGAATATCTGCCATTCAATCCTCCTTTTTGAATTACAGGCGCGTTACGCGCCGATTTACTGTTAATTAATACAGTAAATATAGATAAGGCGATTGATGGTTTCAATCTATAAAGCGATGGGTTATGTCAGATAAAGTGATTGACACCCGGCGGATGCGGGTTGAGCGCTTAACGAAAGCGATAAGATACGCCGAAGAAAATTGATCCTTCGGCGTGAGCAGAAATTAGCCGTGAAATTTATACGCGCGGGACTGGCTGACCAACACCTTAGCGCGAATGTTTAATCCTGATTCTTCAATGTCGGTGATATACCAGGTTTCATATTTTTTGTTATCTGAGATCACCGCCAGGCGCTTATGCTGTAGCTGTAACCGTTTGATATAAACATAATTATCAAGCGTGAAGATATAGATACCGTCGCCGTCGAAAAAGTCGATGCTTACGTCAACAAAAATTTGATCGCGCGGCTCAAAGGTGCCGGACATCGAATCGCCGTTCACCGCAATCATCTTAATATGATCCGCCGGGCGGCTGCCGAACAGCGAGCGCGCCTCTTCTGAAGAGTACTCAATGGATTTTATCGTCTCGATAAACTCGTCGCGAATCATCACGCCGCTGCCCGCGCTTGCGCGTACATCAAACACTTCCACACGATAAACATCTTTGCTCGCAGTGACTGTTCCGTCACGCTCCGTTGCAAGCGGGCGCATCAGGCCCTGGCCATCGGCGAGCCACTCAGGGCTGACGCCCAGTACCCGCGCCAGCGCAACCGTATTGCGCGAGCCGTTCGCCCCATTGAGCAACTTATTGACGCTACTTTGCGCCATGCCGACAGCCTTCGCCAGCGCACCCTGTGTATACCCTGCATCTGCCATTGCTTTCGCAAGGCGATCGGAAAAATTCATTGTCAGATCCTCGTGGCTTCTGACTTAAGTGTATCGCCTTAGCGATTTTATGACAATAAATAGAAAAAGCGATTGCAAATCGATAAAGCGATTGATAATATGAATCTGTCGCCACGAAAGAGCGCTACGAAGCCTCTTCAACCCGACACCGCTCTTTAACAATCCGGGCCGCCGACAACGCGGTATTGAACGTGACTGAGAAGTCACACGTCTGATTCCTCGTAAGAAGAGTCTGGCACAAATACCCGCTACGGGCTGCCCGGAGTGTTTCTCCCCTGCCGCCTTTTATCGGGTTTTCCGAAGGCGCAGGCTCATTTTCCCTTCGCTTTCGGTTGAGCGGCGCGTCTGCGCCTTTGAGTCACCAGCACGCCCGGTAAAGGGCGCAAGGGGGAGCCGTGCGTAAAACATGGTTTTATCACCATAATCTGACCAGCCAGCAGGCTGATGAACTCATTTCGTTATATCAGGCGCGGCGGGTGGAAACCGTCCGGCAACTGAGCGCCGACTATCTGTACTGGATAGTCGCGGCGTTGCTGCCCGAGACCCGCCGGGTTCCGAAAGTCGACAATCGCTACCGGCACCGAATGTGGCTGTAGCGTCTCTTATCTTTCTTCCCATGAAGGGAGGCATCAATGAATACAGGAGAAGGGCATGCCCTGACATATGGGTGGAGTGCGCTGCTCGGCTTTTTTGCTGTGCTTTCGCTTCAGGATTACGTCTTCATTCTGGGGGCTGCGCTCTCTGCTTTTTTCACGATTAAGACCTACTACGCCAGACGCCAGGCACAACAGGCGCGGCTGGCTGAGGAGCGTAAACAAACCGCGCTTCTGAGGCAGTATCTGAAAAGCGCAGCGCAGCCCCTGGCTGCTGACAGTCGGGCGATAGCTTCTGTCTTTAACGAGGGCGCCGAGTGCGCGGAGGTGCGTGATGAAAATGCCTGACGCGCTTCGCAAGGCGCTGATTGCGGCCTCAGTTGGCGGGCCGGTAGCGATAGCCAGCGTGTTTATTGAGTGGCAGGAGGGCGTGTCTCTCACGCCCTACCCGGACCCGGTGGGTATTCCGACAGTCTGCGCCGGTGTGACAGGCGTGGATGTCGTCACCGATAAAACGTACAGCGATCGCGAGTGTCGGGCATTGCTTGCAAAGCATATGCAGCCGGCTGTCGAGGCGGTAAATCGTGGCGTTCGGGTGACGCTTAATGATTACCAGAAAGCCGCGCTCTATTCATTCACGTATAACGTCGGCATCAGAGCCTTCCGCCGTTCCACGCTACTTACGAAACTCAACCGTCACGATCTGAACGGTGCCTGCGACGAGCTACGTCGCTGGACATGGGCGGATGGGCGTCAGTGGCAGGGGCTTATCACTCGTCGGGAAATGGAGCGACAGCTATGTTATGGCGCGCCCTGAAAAGCCGGCAGTTTCCCTGGCTGATGCTCTTTGTGCTGGTGGGAAGTTTATGGCTCGCCTGGCATCACACCCGAAGCGAGTTGAAAGCATCCCGCGTCGCACTCTCACTTGCACAACGTCAGCTTTCACTCACTCAACACAGCCTGCGCCAGACGGCGCAGCTTGATGCCCGTTACACCAGAGAACTTAACCATGCACGGGAAACCATCGATGCGCTGGAGCGTAATGTGGCTGCTGGTCGTCAGCGGCTGCGCCTCAACGCCGCCTGCCTGCGTACCTCCGGCTCCACCGCCCGCGTGGATGATGGTGCCGCCCCCAGACTTACTGACGCCGCTGAACGGGATTATTTCCGTCTCAGAACCGCTATCGCCGTCGTCACGCGCCAGCTTAGCGGCCTCCAGGAGTACATCAGACAGGAGTGTCCCGGTTACCTCACAGAAGGAGTAGACAGTGAGCAATGATACCACTGCCGCGGGGTGGCTGACGCCCACCGGCTCACCGCCCGCCTGGGAGAGCGCGCTTAATCAAACGCTCGCGCAATGGATAGCGGGTGTCAGCGGTTTGCCTGGGACTGCAATAACGCCGCTGTGGCAAGACAACGCCACGACGCCGGATATGCCAGGCTGCGCGTTCGGCATTACGGAGATCCACGCTGCGCCACCGTATTGGGCACCACTTAACGCCGACGACGATCTGCTCACCGTCAGCGAGCAGCTTCAGGTGCAGTGCCTTTTTACCGGCACTGACGCCCCTGCCTTTGCCACACAGTTTCGCGATGGCATGGCGGTGGCACAGAATCAAGATGAGCTCAATCGGATGGGGCTCGCGGTTTGCGCCTCTACCGCTATTATCTGCGTCTCCGAGCTTATTGATAACCAGTGGCAACGGCGTTACCGCATGACGGTCACCCTGAGTCGCATTTATACCCGCACATATCACATCAAATCCCTGGCGACCGCTCAGGTCGCTTTCACTGGAGAATAAAACTATGTCACAGGGCTTACCTGTTTCTGACATCGTCAATGTGACGGTGAGCATGGCCGCGCGCGCGGCACAGACCCGCAGCTTCGGTGCGCTTCTGGTTGTTGGTGCAAGCGACATCATCGACAGCGCCGAGCGGCTGCGCGTCTATTCGGATATTGGCGGCGTGAGTGCGGATTTCGGACTGGATACGCCTGAATATCAGGCCGCCAGCCTCTATTTTCAGCAGGCACCGCGCCCGACACGCCTGTGGATTGGCCGCTGGCTGAAAACCGCTGCCGCTGCACGGCTGCGTGGCACTATCCTGACACCAGAGCAACAATCGATGGCGCGGTTTACCACCATTTCCGCTGGCGGCATGACGCTGACGGTTGACGGGAAAGACAAGGTGCTTTCCGGCATCGACCTGACGAAGGAAACCACCCTGGCTGGCGTCGCCGCGCGTATTCAACAGGTACTGACCGGCGCGGTTATCCGCTGGGACGCCAGTGCGGGGCGCTTCGTTGTGGCATCATCAGCGACAGGTGATAACACCGCCGTCGGTTTTGCCAAAGCGCCTGCAACCGGCAGCGATCTTGCCGCGCTTCTGGGACTTAGCGAAAGTGCTGGTGCCACGATGGTGGCAGGCGTAAGCAACGAAACGCTATCAGCATGCGTTAGCACGCTGGCGGCGCGCTCCGGTGACTGGTACGGGCTGGTGGCGGCAGACGTCGACGTTACTGCTGAAGACGTACTGGCGGTTGCGGATGTGATCGAAGCGGATTCCGTCGCGCGTATTTTCGGCCACACGATCGCCGACAGCCGCGTCCTGGATGCCGCAAACCATGATGATGTCGCTTCAAAGCTTAAAGCAGCGAAACTCGCCCGGACGTTTACGCAATACTCCGCCAGTAAACCGTTTGCGGCCGCCTCGCTGTTTGGACGCGCCTTTACGGTGAATTTCAACGGCAATAACACGGCCATTACGCTCAAGTTCAAACAAGAACCGGGTGTTACTGCTGAAAATTTGTCGCAAAACGAGGCCGGCGCACTGCGCAGTAAAAACTGCAACGTTTTTGTGAATTACAACAATGACACCGCCATTATTCAGGAAGGCGTGATGAGCAATGGCGATTTCATTGACGAACGCCACGGCCTCGACTGGCTGCAAAATTACTTGCAGATCAACCTCTTCAATCTGTTGTACACCAGCCCCACAAAAATTCCGCAGACCGACGCAGGCGTCACACGCTTGCTGGCGAATGTCGAACAGTCGCTGGATCAGGCGCTCTCAAGTGGGCTTATTGCGCCGGGCATCTGGAACGGCGGTGACATTGGCGAGCTTGCCTCCGGCGATACCCTGACGAAAGGGTATTACGTTTACGCATCTTCCGTCGCCAACCAGGCGCAGTCGGATCGTGAAGCACGCAGAGCCCCGGTCATTCAGGTGGCCTGCAAACTGGCGGGTGCCGTGCACTACGCTGATGTTCTTATCAACGTCGTTCGTTAAGGAGCAACTATGTCTGGTTATTCATTTCTTGATGTCACTGCAACGCTTGCCGGCCCAACCGGCGTTATTGATCTCGGTAGTGGATCTTCCGTTGCAGAAGAGGGGATCACGGTCACCATGACCGGCGCGAAAAACACTATGACCGAAGGCGCTGATGGCGAAGTGATGCATAGTCTGCGTCCGGGGAAAAGCGGCACGATTAGCGTCAAACTACTGAAAACGTCGCCTGCCAATAAAAAGCTATCGCTGGCATATAACGCGCAGACGCATTCTTCAGCACTTTGGGGCAACAACGTCATTGTTATCCGCAACGCTGCGTCCGGCGATATCACTACGGCGCGTTCTGTCGCCTTCCAGCAGATGCCGGAGTATGCCAACGCCAAAGATGCGGGCGTGGTCGAATGGAAATTCGATTGCGGCAAAATCGATCAAGTGCTGGGGGAGTTTTAAGCCATGGAAATCACGATTAAAGGCGCGAACTACCGTATCGCGAAGCTTAGCGTGTTCGACCAGTTGAAAGTCTCCCGCAAGCTGCTACCGGTTCTTGCCGGGATGGCGGCAGATTTTCGCGAGGTGCAGTCGTCGGTAAACAGCGAAGGTACGCCGTTTACCGCACTACTGCCAAAGATAGCCGAAGCCGTCAGTGCGCTGAGTGACGACGACTGCAATGCCATTCTGCACCCCTGCCTGGCGGTGGTATCGCGCGAGCATATGAATGCCTGGGTGCCAGTATTCCGGCATGGCGAGATGGCGTTTGACGATATTTGCCTGATGACGCTGCTGCAACTGACGGCCCGGGTGGTGGCCGATTCGCTGGGAAATTTTTTGCAAGAACTCCCCGGCGCGCCGACGTCCGGGGTGGCTGCGGCGTAACGCTGGATACCTTGCCGGGCGGAGAAGAGTACATCCTCCGCCCGGCTGAGGCTTTCCGAATCGCCTGGAGCGATCTGAAATCTGGCACCGTGGATCTGTGCGATATCGCGCTCATGAACGACTGGCTGGATCTGAAAGCAGATAACCGGGCGCGCCTGGAACGCTGGAGGGAAAACTAATGGCCATAGAACTGGTGCAGGCTAACCCGGATGCCATTGCCCGCATGGATGAAGCGGGCCTGCAAAATCTCGACCAGGTAGTGACGGACGTGGCGGCGGGCATGCGCAGGTTAAGTCTTGCCGTCGCCCCCGTTATCGCGGATGTTCTGTCTTTTACGACACAAACGGCGCGAGGTCTGGATGAGCTCTGGCGTGCCAGCCAGCGCAGCGGCGCTTCCGCTGAAGGAATCTCTGAGCTGGGGTACGCATTTAAGCAGGCGGGTGTGGATGACGAAAAAGTGCAGGCATCGCTCGTAAACGTCAACAAACGGATGCAAAACGCAAGCGGAGCGGGCGGAGTGTTTGGCTCGCTTGATATTAATACGCGTGATGCGCAGGGGAATTTGCGCGATACGGCGGAGGTTTTCGAGGCGCTCATTAAGAAACTTGCCGCATTACCGCTGGATAAAGCGCAACAGTTTTCAAAAGCGCTCGGCATCGACGACGACACGCTAAACGCTATGAGGCACGGTTTTAGTGGTTATCTTCAGGATTACCGTAAAGCGGCCTCGCAGGCAGGGTTCGACGCCAGTGGCTCTGCCTTATCCGGACACCGTTATATAACGGCTGTTAACGGCCTTACCACCGTGCAGAATATCGTGACCCAAAAGGTGGGTGGTGAGCTCGCGGCAGGGCTTGCCGGGCCGCTTGAAAAACTGCTCGGCAAAGTGACGGATAATCTGCCGCAAATCATGGCGGTAACGGACAAGGTGGTCGATGGGATAGTTATCGCGATGGATAAGCTCATTACCATTGTCAGCAGCGTGATAGACGCGGTGGGCGGCATCGTCACGCTCTGGGGCCAAATCGATACACAAAGCCAGATAGTGATAAGCGTGCTCAGCGGATTGCTGGCCGCGTGGCGCGTGCTCAACGCGGGCTTTTTGGTAACGCCGATAGGCATGATTCTCGGGCTCGTCAGCGCCCTCGCGCTGCTTTGGGACGATTACCAGAAGTGGAAAAGTGGTGCCGATAGCCTGATCGACTGGTCAGTATGGGCACCCGGCATCCAGGATGTGCTGAAAGCCATCGGTAGCCTGAAAACGGATTTTCAGTTTCTTACCGACAAAACTGTTGCGCTCGGCGTTGCGCTTGGTGAGGCGTTTTCGGCCTTCATGCGATTGCTGAATATCGATACGTCCAACTTCAGTGCGAAATGGGTTTTTGAGCAGATCATAGAAGGCGTTCGCAGCAGTATCCGCGTGCTGGGATCGCTACTGGATGCGCTTACCAAAGTAACGCAGGGCGATTTTTCCGGTGCCTGGGACTCGCTTCAGGCGGCGGCGGTCGCCTTTGCCCAGCACCCGGTAATGCAGTTACAGCAAAAAGCCGTCTACGCGCTGATGGATAAAGGGCTGCAAGCGTCGCGCTTTCTGTTTAGCGAATTAACCCCGGATGAGGCACCTTTCGGCGTCTGGGGGCTGGAACAGAAACAACAGGCAATAGCCTCACCGCTGCTCATGGACTGGTCGGCGCTGTCATCGGGCAACGCATCAGGTGCGGTAACGCGCGAGGCGGCCAACCTTAACCAGACGACGCATATCAATGTCTACGGCACAGGCGATGCGGCCCGTCTGGGTGAGGAGGTTGCCCGGCAGATGAATGACGTTAATGGTCGCCTGGTTCAGACCCTGACTACGGGGGTACGCTAATGGATTTTCTTTCAACCTTGCTTCGTAACAATCAACGGCGTATCGGCGTGCTGGTGCCGGATGTGGTAATTTCGGAAAGCCACAAGGATACGCTTAACGTCACTTCGCACCCGGTAGAATTTGGCGCGGCGATTGCCGATCACGCCTGGCGCTCTCCTGCAACGCTGATTATGAAATGCGGCTTCGGTAGCGGCGGCGCGTTGCTGGATTTTGCGAGCGATGCCACAGCGTGGCGTCAGCTCGGCAAAGGACCGCAGGAGATCTACCTGGCGCTACGGGATCTGCTCGATCCGCCGGAACTGCTGGATGTCGTCACAGGCAAGCGTATCTATCAGAACATGCTGCTGACCAGTATAGATGTGATGACCGATGCTACCACCGAGTATGTTCTCTCCTGCACGCTGACGTTGACCGAGGTAATCATTTCGCACCGGGAAAATGTGCAGGTGGCGACAAAGTCGCAAATGAAAAGTGGCGTCTTGACGACCGGCGTGACTAACAGCGGCGTTAAATCGACGGTGCCGGTCAGCGCAGGCCGCCTGAGCGCGGTAAAAGGAGGGTAAATGGCGATATATGAAATTCCGCTCACGCCAGATAATCAGCGCTTTTCTATCGATCTCAACGGTTCAACCTACCAGTTGCGGCTTATCTGGCGAGATAGCGCCTGGATAATGGACATTAAGGATAGCGCCGGGCAAAGGTTGTTATCCGGGCTGCCGCTATTGCCGGGCGAGGATTTGCTGGCGCAGCACAGTCATCTGGCGTTTGGCTTTGCGCTGCATGTCATCAGCGATGACGACACTCCACCCGGAAAAGAGACGCTCGGTGTCACCAGCCATCTCTACTTGCTGACGGAGCCGATATGACACGGAACTGGATGCGTGAATTTGAGCTGCAATTGCTGACGGAGGAAGGGCGCGGGTTACAGCTTAATGATTTTAAATTGGAATTTATGGTGAGCAGTAAAGCGACGGCAGCGACGTCTGTCGCCAGTGTCACTATTTACAATCTGCACCCGGATACCCGCAACCGGATTCTGCTCAGAGAGTTTAGCCAAATCAGAGTGTTTGCCGGTTATCAGGCTTATGACGGCGCGCCAGGCAGTGGGCTGATTTTCACCGGTGACATCCGGTTTACGCTAACCGGTAAAACGGCGCAGGTCGACAGCTGGGTGAAAATTCAGGCGGTAAGTGGCCATCAGGCGTATCTCTACGCTACCGTAGAGAAAACGCTGGCGGCGGGATATCGCGTTCGCGATGTGCACCAACTGGCGGCGCAGAGCTTTGGTCAGTACGGCATCTCACCGGGCGTAACCGGCACTATGCCTGATATGGCGTTTCCGCGTGGTCGCACCCTGTGGCTTGCGGCGCGTCAGGTTATGGAGAACGTGGCGGGCCAGTGCGACGCCACATGGCAACTGAACGACGAGCAGTTGCAAATGGTGCCGGAGACGAATTACGTGCATGAGGCAGTGTTGCTTAACAGCCGCACTGGACTGCTTGGCACGGCGCAGCAGACCCTGAAAGACGGCGTTGACGTGCGATGTCTGATTAACCCGAACATCCGTCTAAACGGACTCGTCCAGCTCGACCAAGCGTCAGTGCAGCGCATTGCGTATGAAGACGCGACGCTCGTCACTAGCGAAGGACCGCTTCGTGAAGTTGAGCGCGACGGCGTTATCACTCGCGACGGCGCTTTCACAAAACTGGTCACTCAGCCCGTCGCGCTTGCCGCCGACGGCGTGTATATCGTCAAGGCTATCGAATGGCATGGAGATACCCGAGGCCAGGACTGGTATATGAAACTGACGTGCGAGCCGCGCGGCGCGCGTAAACTGCAAAACGACTAGCCCTGTCAGCGCCTTTCTTTTTTCCTCTTTCCTTTTCTCGCCGTTCGCCTGTGGGCGGCGGTGCCAGGAGTCTTTATGCCCGTTTCAACAAAGGCGCGGCTCGGCGGCCAGCAGGAATTTGCCGCCGCGCTGGCGCACCATGTCAGCGCCGGGTTGCGCGTGGCGCTACCCGGTATTATTCAGTCTTTTAATCCGCTGGCAGTGACCTGCGTGGTACAACCCGCGATTCTCGGCAAACGCAGTGACATTGACGGCAGTGAACGCAGCGTAAGGCTGCCGCTACTGGTGGATGTGCCGGTAGTATTCCCGCGTGGTGGCGGCTGTACGCTGACGTTCCCGGTCGCGGCTGGCGATGAATGTCTGGTGATATTCGCTGACCGCTGTATCGATTTCTGGTGGCAGAGCGGAGGCGTCCAGGAGCCCGTCGATCCGCGTATGCACGATCTTTCCGATGCCTTCGCACTGGTGGGGCCGATGTCGCAAAGGCGCAAAATTAGCGCTATTAGCACCAGCGCGGTGCAGTTGCGTACCGATGACGGCGCGGCGGTCATTGAGCTCGCTGCCGGACATGACATCACACTGCGTACGCCCGGCAGGCTTACCGCCAGCGCCCAGGGTGGCACAGTAATTACATCGCCCTCCATCACCCTCAACGGAAACGTAACCATCAATGGCAGTCTGACCCAGGGCATGGGCGACAACGGCGGCGGCGCGACGTTAAAAGGCCCCGTCAACGTGCAAACTGATGTCAGGGCCGCAGGCATCAGCCTTATCAGCCACACGCATCCGGGCGTGCAGTCTGGCGGCAGCAACACGGGGAGGGCGCAATGAGATACCGACGTGAAGACAGCGAAGGCGATTATACCTTTGGGCGAGGTGAAAATACCTGGCTTGTGCGTTCGCCACAAGCCGTCGCCCAGGCGGTGAAAACTCGCTTTGAACTCTGGTCCGGGGAGTGGTTCCTCGACACCACGCAGGGCACGCCCTGGCGCCAGAATGTGCTCGGCAAACAGAAACCAGAGATTTATCAGCTCGCCATTCAGGCGCGCATTCTGGAAACACCCGGTGTAAAAGCGCTCCTCTCTTTTAACTCAACGGTGGATACCGCCACGCGGCGCGTTTCATTTTTCGCCGAGATCGACACCGTCTATGGCACCACCACACTCACCGCGGAGGCGTAATGCCGCTGAATATCGATACGCTGGGGCTGGCCATGCAGGTCACTCCGGAAGGTCCGGTTGCGCCTGATTATCAGACCATCCTCGCGACCCTCATTCGTTATTTTCGCCAGATTTATGGTGAAGATGCATACCTTGAACCTGACAGCAAAGACGGCCAGTTGGTGGCGCTGCTGGCACTCGCTATACACGATGACAACAACGCGGCGCTTGCCGTCTATAACGCCTTTTCGCCAGCGACGGCGATGGGGCAGGGGCTCTCGTCAAATGTCAAAATCAACGGCATTCGCCGTCATGGTGCGACGCATTCTACCGTTGATGTGCTGATCACCGGCGAGCCAGGAACGATTATCACGGCGGGGCTGATGCGAGATGCCAACGGCGTACAGTGGGCGCTGGCGCAAACCATCACGATTCCGGTGAGCCGCAGCGGCCTGTTTACGGCTATCTGTACCGAAGCGGGGCCTGTTGTCGCACCGCCGGGAACTGTCAGTCAGATAGCGACGCCCACGCGCGGCTGGACATCGGTAACGAATCCGCAGACTGCCATCGTCGGCGTCGCCGCTGAAACGGACGCGCAGCTGCGTAAAAGGCAGACGCAGAGCGTGGCGCTGGCATCCCTGACTCCATTCGATGCGCTCGACGGAGCGATCGCTAATATTCATGGCGTGAGCCGCCATAAGCTTTATGAAAATGACACGGGTAGTACTGACGCGAACGGCCTGCCCCCACACGCGATTTGCGCCATTGTCGAAGGAGGCGATGTCACTGAGATTGCGCAGGTGATCCGCGGCAAAAAAGGGCAGGGCGTTGCGACTGCGGGTGCGCTGGCGGTCAACGTGGCAGATCTGTATGGCTACCCGCACGTTATTCACTTTTCACGTCCAACGCTTGTGTCTGTTCAGGTCAACATCCGTCTCAAAGCGTTTATGGGCTATACCACAGAAATCGGGGCGCAGATCAAAACGGCCGTAGCGGATTACATTAATTCGCTCTCCATCGGCGATGACGTGCTTTTAAGCCGGGTCTACTCGCCAGCCAATCTCGGCGTAGTGAGTGGTGGCAACGCGCGCTACTACGACATTACCGCGCTGACGCTTGGCCGCACGACAGCGACGCTTGCGGCAGCGAATATCAATATCGCTTATGACGAAGCGGCGTATTGCTCGCCTGACAACATTATCCTGGTGGCTACGGCATGAGTAAATACACGGAACTTATTACCAACTATCACGCCACGAAGCCGCGTTATTTCGACAGCGTCGATCTCGCCACCCGCCACTTTGTGGATTCCGCTGCGACGGTGCAGGGGCTGGTTGAGGCGTTTGATATCGACAGTGCGACGGGCGTTCAGCTCGATATTTTGGGCCAGTGGATTGGCCGCTCCCGGTACGTGAAAGAGCCTATTAAGGATATCTATTTCAGCTGGGACGATGACGGGCCGGGCTATGACCGCGGCGTCTGGCAGGGGCCGTTTGATCCGGATGACGGTTTTACGGCGCTCAGTGACGAAACTTACCGCGTGATCCTGCGCGCTAAAATCGCGATCAACCAGTGGAACGGTCAGAACGATTCGCTACCCGCAATTCTCAACGCCGCAACGTTGGGCTCTGGCCTGGGTATGCAGATTATCGACCATCAGGACATGACGGTGTCGGTGCTGATTTTTCCGCAAACCTCGCTGGAGAGCGTTTCGCTTGAGCTTATTGCGGCTATCCGGATGGGGTATTTAACGGTAAAAGCCGCCGGGGTGTGGTCCGGCGACATTCTCGCGCCGTCCGTCGGGACGCGCTTCTTTGGATTTGATATGGACAACCAGTACATCGCCGGCTTTGACGATGGCGCATGGGGGACAAAACTGTAATGGCTAAAAATGATTTTAAACCGTTCGCAACGAGCGCAGGTGCAAACGTGACCTCGCAGGCGGACTGGGAAACGTTGCCCGCCCTGAGTCAGGGCTTTACCAGCGGCAAAGCCGCTTCGGCGCAAGTTAATAAAGCGATTCGGCAGTCGTCGTTTATCGCCTCCGCGCTGGCGCAATTTATTGCTGACCAGACCGGTGCTGACGTCCTCGACAACGGCAATGTGTCTGCCTTCCAGGTATTACTTAAACAGGGGCTGGCGAAACAATATCTCTCGCGCCTGAACCCGTTCGACGATATTAAAAGTGACGGTGCTGTAGCGCAGACAAAAGCACTGGAAAACCTGGGTTTGGGGGATGGCTCTGCACTGCCTGTAGGCGTTCCGGTGCCATGGCCGACAGCCACGGCACCTGCGGGATGGCTTAAGTGTAACGGTGCCGCGTTTACCGCCGCCCAGTACCCCAAACTGGCATTAGTTTATCCTGGCTTGAAATTACCAGATTTACGCGGCGAGTTTATTCGCGGCTGGGATGACGGGCGCGGGGTTGATAGCGGGCGTGTATTGCTCTCTGCACAAAATGGATTGTCTTACGATCATCGTCATTATTTACCAACCCAATCTGGTTCAGCTGGTGATGGTGTCATGACGGCAGTCTTTACTGATTTAACCGACGCAATAAGTTATTATCCTGAAGGTTATAACACTTATAACCCGAATCCGGCTACCAATACAATTTTACAGACCTATACAGCCAAAGCCTATTCTGGCTCAGATAAATTTGGTAATGAATCCCGTCCCCGCAATATTGCCTTTAATTACATCGTGAGGGCAGCATAATGGATAACGTAGCACTGGATAATAATGGCCTGGCAATAACGTCCGGCTCGCGGGTCGTTTATAACTATGATGCATCGACAGGCGAATATCTCGACTCAAATGAAGAGTATTTACAGCAGGGCGTTGGTTTACCCGCAAATAGCTGTGCCGTTGCTCCGCCTTCTGTTGAAGCTGGGAGCACGGCGTTATATCAAAATGGACGCTGGCAAATTGTCGCTGACCACCGCGGCGAAACGGTCTATTCGATAAAAGACGGCACGGCGGTGGAAATTACCGCCCCCGGGGATTACCCTGCCGATACCACGCTTCTTAAACCATCTACCCCTTATGATGTCTGGAACGGCAAGGCCTGGATAACAGATGTTCAGGCACAACATGCTGCGCAGAATAAAGCCGCAGAGCAGGAGAGACAGTCGTTATTGTCAGCGGCACAATCGTCCATCAGCATCTGGCAATCAAAACTGCTGTTAGGGCGTATCAGCGATAGCGAAAAAGCAAGACTGAATAGCTGGCTGGATTATATCGATGCATTACAGGCTATTGATATTTCTGTAGCACCCAATATTACCTGGCCTTATGTTCCGTCAGTATAA